GCGGCAAGCTGGGTAAGGTCGCCGCGCAATACTCTACAACAAGTGACCGGATTATATAGTGGTTTTACGTCGCGAGTCAATAACAAGCGCGGCCTTATGGTGCTTGTCATACTCCCGCAGCGTCATAGGTTTCAACGAAACGACAACCCCACGTTTCTTATACCACTCAACCGCAAACTCAGGCTCCGCCAGCGTCATCCCGATCTGCTCGCCCTTGTCGTTGAATATCGCGTGCGCCTGGAAACTTCCGTCTGTCATTTGGGTACCCCATTAGGTTACGAAGCTCATTTTCATGGTGAATACGATCCCACCAATCAATTATAACAACGCCCGATGCCAAACCGCCAACATAAAACAACGCATATAGATAGTATTGAACGTGATTCATAGATGCATCCATAGATAAAGGTTATGACATCGTAGCCAATCAACAAGCCCATCCGCAAATTCGGGGTAGATGACCACGAACAGAAACACAAGTGTGCATAGTGCTTGAAAGACATTGCGCATACAATCCCCCGAAAGAGTTAGGCGCAAATCATAGCACAAGAAAAAGTCCCTAGGCGCTTTCGCGACTAGGGACAAACACCACTTAAGAAAAACGATGCATCAATACCACGTATCCCCTGCTAGCTCACCCCAAATTTGCGATGGTTTGATAACTTGGACGTTGTTTGCGGCGAGGTAATCGAGAACCCGCGCGAACATCGCAACATCAACGCCAAGTGTCGTGTCTGCGGTAGTCACCCCCACGCCGTGGGTGAAAAACGACAGCACCCCGCCCGATTGCAGTAGCGCGTCGATCCGGTTTTTCGTGTTCGTCCAATCGTTACCACCGAACGGGACAACGTAACCTTGCTTCAGCAAATTCCCGTTGTTGTTTGGATACGCCCCTACGCCTTGGGGATGCAGGATATCCATCCCACCGGAACGCGCCCACTTGATATAGCCAGCGGCATTCAGCGCCTTGTCTGTGACCGTTGTGCTCGCGTTGAATGGGTATGCGAAATAGGGAGGATTGCTCAACCCGTTGGCGACGTGCAATGCATTCGCGGTCACCAGATCGGCGGCGAGTGAATTCGGATTATTGGCATAGTTGGTATGGTTCATACCTTGCGTGCCAACATCCCAACCGTAGGTCGTTTGCAGCGCCAGATACTGCGCCAATCCGGCAACCAGATTGTTACCGTCCATATCGACACCGGCCTGCCAGCCATAGCCTGCCAGCATCGGCGCGGCGACATTCAACACCGAATTGTTGTTGCCCAATCCGTCGAACGTGAAAATAGCACGCGCAGGGGCGCGCTGTCCGATGTAGAGATGATTCAGCAAACAGCCATTCGCAAATGCGTTACTGTTGAAAATGATATTCATCCAATTGAACGCGTCACCCCACGCTTGCCCACCGGCGGCGACCCAACCCTGCCCCGCGAATTCGGTGGTGCCAGTTTCCCCAGCGATGACGGAATACACTACCCAATTGCCGCTGCGGAAATTGGGGTTAAGTGCGTTAATCGACAGCGTTTTGGTAGCCCCGGCATCGCTAGAGAATTGCAACGTGATATTGCAAATCCCATCAATCATCGCATCCGGCACCCAGAAAACGAGCGTGATCGGCACACCCGACTGAATAGCGAACGTGGTTCCGTAGGTCCGATGCGGACCATCGTAGTTGGATGTGGGGTTGAAAACAGCGGACGAGTTGCCGACAAGTGCATTCGGCGACTGCGCCAGATCGACGCCCCCGTATGTTTTCCACCCGGTTTTGAAGTCGTCCAAAAGTAGGCCCATGCGCCCGGTAGCGCGCCCGACCACGCCGATTTCGGCCATGGTCTTGATAAAAGCCGCGCGGGAAATGGCGTCGAGATCGCCACCACCCGTCAAACCAAACACCGAAGCGGCACCCGCCGCGAGTTGCGCTTCGGAAAAGATGCCCTGAAGCATTGAACGATCACGCATATTTACCCCTTCGAATCTTCAGACGTTGACAATCGAGCTTCTTTTTTCGCGTGGAAATTGTCCACAATCCAAAGTTTCAAGCTCAGAATTTCAATGCGCATTTTCTGGTTCGATACTGCCGTGAATATCGACATAACCAAAACCAAAAGTTCAAGCGCAAAGTGTAAAATGCTTACTTGGTCGCTGCTCATTTCTTAATGACCCCTTGCAGTCCGACATAGATAAATGCAACACCGACAAAAATCGCAAGGCCGGAAAGCACCCAGCTATTTATCCAGTTTGCAAAATCTCGGATATACCCATTTTCGGGAGTGTAGGTCGGCTGCGGTGTCGGATCGCCCGCGCTGCCACCGCCAACAGTTTCCCCGGGGCTACCCCCTCCGATCATGCCCCCGAATTTTGAATAGATGTCCGACCCCGGCCCGTTGTTTTGAGAGGGATCATTACTCAGCGTGCCGTAGCGCGTGAGCATTTGCATGTAATCGCCACCCGTCGCCCCCAAAAGCTGCGCATCGTATTGGGCAGCGGCATCTAAACTAGCATACGGGTCGGTCGGGTCGAGTCCGAATGACGATGCAGTTTTGGGCATGAATTGCGCGATACCCGTAGCGTTTCCGTTTTGCGCATTGGGATTAAATCCCGACTCCTGCTGAATCTGCGCCGTAAAAACGTCCGGGTTGATACCCCAGCGGCTAGCTGCCTGCGCCGCATATTGACGGTAGTCGTCCGGGGTGAATGCTTGCATGGTGGATCACGCGGCTTGATTGCGCGGAATTTGCGTGATCACGACATCGGGTGCATTGTTTTGCACCTGCTTTTGCTTGGCAGTGGAAATTGCGACTGCAACGGGTAGATTCGGATTTTGCGCGGCGACGGCGGTGCTATTGGTTTGCACGGGGGCGGGCTTGAGCGAACCCCCGACCAGGGCATGGGCGATGACACCGGCCAGGGTATTCGGCGCGGTATTGGCAGGCGCAGCGGGGGCGGACGCGAATGGATCGGTGACGGGCATTTGTGCCGTACCAACCGATGACGGCAAACCGATGACCGACATTTCAACGACACCGGGGTGATAGGCCACGAAATGATTGTCCGCCCCGTCAGCGGCATGCGATGGAATAGAGGTCGGCAAATTCGGAATCGGCATATTGCCAGGCGTTCCGATTGATGTCATGTTTGCGACACCGGGGCCCGCGCGATTGTAGGTGTACAGGTTGTACCCCAAATCGTCGGTGTGTTTCATCGGCGCGGGTTTTACATTCGCGCGCCGCTTGGGATCGAAAAATCGAGCGAGCATTTGCGAGAGTGTCATGATAACCCGATCAGAAAAACATAGATGCAATGGCGCCGATGCCTTTCATAACGGCGGGCACCATTGCGTTATCAGCCGATTTCTTTTGCACTTGCGTTGCGTTATTAGATTGAGTATTCGCAACCCCCGCCTGATTATCCGAGATGTGCATTTGCGTATTGGCCGTGACATTCGCAAGCGCAACCATCGCATCCAAATTGTTTTTCTGCATCGTCGCCTGAGTTTCCAGCGATGCCGCAATATTGTCGTGATTGATTTGCGCAAGTTGCGTTTGCTCGGCGGTCTGCAATTGAGCCAGCGACAATTGCCCACCGATCTGCGCCGCCTGCTCGGTAATCGCGGTACTCGACGCGAGCTTGTTGTTTTCCAGCGTTGACGCGTCGTGCTGCGCGCTCAATTGGATCGCCGATGCCTGAGCGCTGGCCTGCATTGACGATTGCGCGTCAAGTTGGTTTTGCTGCGCCTGAAGTTGCGCAAGCGCGGGATCAACGCCACCCGCCGACACCGGGGCATTGCTACCCGACACGCGCGAATAGAGGATGTATCCAGCGCCGAGCACGCCTATCGCGATCAGCGAATACTTGACCCACGGTTGTTTGAGCGTTTTCGCGTCGAATGGCATAATCGAACCCCTTAAAACGACGCATCAATCAGCGGCTGCATTGAAATAACACCGCTATCCACACCGCCCCCAACCATATCGGCGAGAATCTGTGCGTGGTTTTGAATGACTTGCGGGGGCTGAATAACCGACAGCCACGAACCGGGGCGCCCGCCGGGGCACACGAGGGTCGCACGGCCCTCCACCATATTAGCCGGGTAGGATTGATACGCACGGAAAATAGCGCGCTGCGCGTCCTCATCATCCGTGTAGTTTTGGCCGTGCGTGAAATGGTAGTCGAAACCGTCCACCATCAAATCGGAATGGCCCGTGTGATCGTTTGGAAAACCCAGCATATCAAACCCCAACGTGTTGAAAATGGGTGGTCGATTACTGCCAGCCACCCAACGACGTGGTTGCACCGATACCCGAGCCCGTCACAGGGCTCATGGCCGTGTTCAGGATGTCCGAGAAACCGGACGAACCCGCTTTGATCACACCCGCCGTTTGCGAGTTGCGCGACAGAATGACCGACAGAATCGCCACGCCGACAATAGCCGTCAGAATCACGATCACGCCGTTTACGAGTTGGTTCATTTTAGGCACTCCAAATATCTGCGATGGCTTGCACCACCTCGGGGGAAACTGACGACGAAGACGAGGATGATTGCGGTTGCGGGGCGGCTTCGGATGTTCCATTCAAAATCGCATCGGCCTTCGAGGTCGGAGATTTCAAAGCGTCCTGTACACCGGATGCGATATGGGTTCCATTTCGCAAAAAGAACACCACGAAAATCAGAACGAGAAACACATTCGACAGCGGGCGCATTGACTTGGATATTCCAATGAATCCCACAATCAATACCACCGCACCGAACGACGCAAACGCAACCGCATCATCTTTTAATTGACCGGCCAAAGCGGGAACCGTGCGCCGATACCCGCTTACAATCAAGATCAGCCCGGCGAAGATCAGCAGAATCGGCATTTAAAACAACACCTTACGGTATACCGTGAGCGATCCACGCGCGGCGATGAAAATGAGAAACGCGAAAGTCAAGGCCCCAATAACGACATTGGTGCGCGAAACCGTGGCCAACGGTTCGCCGGTGACCTTGACAATCGGTGTTGCCATTTACGCGCCACCCACGCCCGGAATCTTGTTTGCCAAGCCGGGGAATTTGGCGCCGATGATGTAGAACACCACGGCGGCGATGGCGAAAGCGAGGAAGTGAGATTTGAACATTTCGAAAGTTCCTTTGAGAAAAATAACGGCGTGCCTTTATTCGGCGCCCGTCAAATGATGCATGACATTGAGCCAAAGCACGATGCCAACGATAACCAGCCCGAGAAACAGCAACCAATCGAGCGCCGACATATCAGACGAAAACGGATGCGAAGCCCATTCCATGATTCTGGAAATTGAGCCCTGTGGTTTGTTGTCTGACATAATCGGCACCTTCGGATTTGATGACTGAAATTACTGATTAGCTGGCCGACAGCGACGACGCATTCAGCAGGTTCGACACGTTGGCGAGCATTTCCCAACCGACTAGGAGGGCCGCGTTCGCATTGACGGTGCTCGCATTCATGACGAGCGCCATATTGCCGGTCTGGGTTGTGTAGATTGGTTTGTCGCGCGTGTCGAAGTAGTACAGCGGCACCGGGGTGTCAGTCTGCAATTTGCGGCGCGTCATCGCTGCCCACGTATATGGATCGGCCTTGCGCAGGTCGGTCGCATTTGCAGAGCGCAAACTGAAGAAGTTCACATCGCTGCCCGGGGTCGGGTATGCGCCGCCAGTTTGATTGTCGAACAGGACGGACGTGCTCAGGAAGTGCCGGAAATTGGAGTACGGCACGTAAAAGTCCTGCGCCTGAACGATGGCCGACAACGCGGTGTCTTTGATTTCGTACATCGTGTTCAGATCGACTGACGGCAAGATCGGGCCGTTTTGCGACATCGGCAACTGGTCGATGTAGCTCTGATACACCTGAACGTTGACGTTCGTCAGCGTGACACCGGCAACCGCACCTGCGCCTTGATATATCGCCAAAGAAGGGTCGGCGGTATTCGCGACCACGGCTTGGGCGGCTGTTGCCAGCGTGATCTGCAAATTCATGGTTGCGTTCACGACGTTTGCGTAAATCGCGCCAGTGGTATCCGTATCACTGTATGCCAGGGGCACCCAGTAGTACATATTGATCGTGCCGGTGTTGTTGGCAGCAATCGTCGCGGGCGCCTTGATCACAGCCCAGTTTGAGCCGAAACCCATGGGCGAATCCGATGCCGTGGAACTCAGGAACGGGCGACCCTGACGCACAGAATCGAGCATTGCCAAATGCCAGCCGCTGGTATTGATGCGCTGGTAGTTTTGCAGGTCGGTGAAAATCAGGCGCTGAATCAGATTGGCCGGCCCCATGGGGGTCAGTGACAGCGTGGACGAGCCCGCATTGGGGTTCGTGACGGTCGCAGTCAGTTTGATCAGGAAGCCCTTAATCAGACCCACGTTTTGCGGGGCCAATTGAAACTGCGGCTGCGTGGCCGGCTGAAACACATTCGAGTAAATGCTTTGCAGCATCGGAAAACCTTGGCGGATCACCATTTGGCGGGCCGCAAGATTGGCTTGTTGCAGAGATGCCGCTTGTTTCGCGGGGCTCATTTGTTGGGACGTTTGCATGTGCGCGGTTCCTATTTACAGGGTTGAAAAAATAGACCGGATTTAATCGGTCTTGTCATCGTGCCCCGCTAGGGCCGTGAGCGTGCTGCTCATATTGCGGTTGTGCCGTAGCACCACGTCGGCGGCGATGCCGAACAAAACCAGCATGAGCAAAACCGTCAACCAATTGAGCGGGTTTTTCAACAGTGAGGTGTTGATAATCTGCATAATGGTTTAGGCGGCTTGGGAATTGTCCAGCGCGGCGGACTTCGCCAGTTTTCCGCGTGCGAATGAGGCGATCACGCCGAGCACGAAAAAACCGAGCAGGGCCATCAATACGATGGTGACCCAGTTCGCCACATTCCAGGTAATGAGATTTTCCTGCATAGCGGCATTCCTAAATTCGGAGGTAATAGGGGCGGGCTATTGCCCAAGGAACCCCGATTATCACAAAAACCCGAGCCGATGCAATACCCCGCGCTTAGGTTTTTTGAGTTTTTTCTCAAAAATGTCGAGAATATCAGCCTCCTGGGGCACCGGGCGCATCATGGCAATTTCGTTGCGCCCCACATCGTAATATATCGAATGAAAATCGGGCATCAAACGCGCTTCCCCCGGTTTTCCCTTCATGTATTCTTCAATACCCCCGGGAATGAACTCACTAATTCGCGCCCGATCATTTTTGTCGGTCAAATAAAAGACCTGATAAAAAGCGGCTTCGCTGATTGCGAAACGAGAAATGCGCGAGGGGCGCTGACTGAGCGTGATCAATGGGATATGCTTGGAGCGACCCTGGGTGTAAAGCGCGTTCAAGGCCGGGTCGCGGGGGTTGATCATGTACCCCTCATCAATATACACCCCGATATTCTCACGCTGATAAATGCGCCACAGCAAGGCCGTCACGGCATCGTCGTCAAAATCAGGAAGCGGGTGGTAAACATACACCCCCGGTTTCTTGGGGGTAAAATCCAAATCAACAAACTGTGCGCCCGGGATCGAATCAATCAGCTTTTCGCGCTTGTGGTTGATAATCACCCAAGGAAACTCGCCCAAGGGTTTTTGGGCGAGGTGCCAAACAGCCGCATAGGATTTGCCCGATCCATTTTTGCCGATGATTAAAATACTCTGCGACTCGTTAGGCAAATACATTATCAACCCTCAGGCGTGGGGACGCTGATCATTGTGGCGACGACTTCGGCGGGATTCGCCACGGGGGCGGGCGCCGATTGGGCAGCGGGCTTTTGCGGGACAACAGACAAATTGGCGCGCGGCGGGCGCCCCGCCTTTTCCATCTTCATCCGCAATGCGAACGCACCAATTCGCGGCCCGTAGATTTTACCGGCAACGCCGAGCAGACCCACCCAAGCGACGATTTTGGGATCGACCACCTGGGAATAAAATGACGAAACATCGGCCAATGATTCGGCGAGTAACTTGCTTTCCTCACGGTCTAATTCAGCTTCCGGGATAAACGTAGCCGCCATTTGATGCAGAGAAAACAAAACCTTTTCAACGCCGTTTACAGCAACCGGGGCCGCTTTCTGGCGGGGGGTTGATTTGCTGGCGGACTTTGTTGGGAGTCCTTTTTCAGCGTTTGTGGGTCGCCCGACTCGACGTTTTGGGGCGCTTGGGCTTCCGGCGGGGGCGGTGGGGTCGATTGTTGGGAGTCCGCCGATTTCTCCGCCAGCATTTGCAGCATCGCTAGACTCGCTAGGATTGATTCCTGAGTCGTCTTGATTTCTTGATTCTGAGCTTCCAGGCTCGCTATTTTCGTTTCCAGCCATTTTTGTTCGCCTTCGATTCGTTCGACGGTTTCGGTTACCTCGTTTACCTGTTCAGCCGCGTTTGCTGTCACTTGCGCGACCAACATATTCGCAGCACTTACCGCATTTTCGGCAGCGGCTTCCGCGACAACCGCCGCGACCGTGGTTTCAACCACGGCCACTTCGGTTGACGCGACCTGTTCGGTCAGGCTCATTTAATTACAGCCCAAATTCCTTGCCGAGCTTTTCCAAGATCGGCAAAACTTGGACCAGAATGTTTTCGATGTTCATGATCCGTTGGATCAGAGCATCGGGCGTTGCATTTGCGCCCGCCGCGATTCCGGCGGCTGCGAGACTGGCGGAATCTGCAACGGCAGGGGCCGGGGCGGGCGCAACCGGAACGGCACCGCTCGGGGCGGGGACGGGGTTGGCAGTCGCGGAGTTTAGAACGGGGTCAACAATTGCCGGGGCATAGACAATGGGAGGCTCCGAAATTTTCTGCGCGATTTGCACGCCCACATTTGCGACAGCTTCGGCGGCGTGCACGGCTGCCGCAACGGGGGCCGCACCGGGAATGACAGCCGCCGCCGCGTCAACTACTGCATTGACCTCGGTTTCGACGGTTTGGACATTTGCAGCCGCAGCTTGGAGTGAGTGCAGCGCGTTGCGGATGGTATCGGCGAAAGACATTTCAGTTTCCTTTTTCAGAGTCGGGTGTTTGCTGGCCGGGTTGGTTCATCAGGTGGTTAGCCAAGGCCACCTGATTTTCGAGAATCTGCTTTTGCGCGCGTTCGATTGCAATCGTGCGATTCTCGAATTCTGTAAATTTGGCTTCGTAAATGGAGCGTTGAGTTTTGCCCCATTCGACGAAAGCGTCCCACTGCTCTTTTTCATAGCCCATGGCTTTTAAGAGCGCCCTTAATAGGATTTCGATTCCCATGATGTTGCCTTAGTTGTTAGCGACGAAATTGGCCGTCATATAATTGGTAGTCGCTAATCCGGTTGCGTCGAGCGCCAAGCCCGTCCCAGCGCACAGAATTCGCGATTGCACTTCGTCGGTGTTACCGTCTAGAAATAACACGGTTGATATATCAAGTGCCATTGATGTTTGACTTGCCGGGGCCTGGAAATATTTTTCAGAATAAAGAGCAGCGTTTTTATACAAACGCAAATAACATGACGTTATCGTCGTGCCCGTCACATAAACGGTCGAATGCGCAGAGTAATAGCCCGCAGCGGCTGGATTGAAATATGGCGCACCAACAACCCATGCCCCGGTCGGATCGAATAGGACGGTATTGTAATGCACACTCGCTTCGACCCCCGATGTCAACGACTGGTTACCCGTGACATATGCGTATGACAGTGGCGCTTTGGCATAACCCCCCACATTCGACGATGTGTATGAGGTGACAACCCAATTCCCCGACCCCAGCGATTCGGCAACCATATAATCACCGGGCCGCGCCGTAATATTCAATTTTCCGGGCAGGATTAGCGACGTTGCGTTATATGTGAGCGTCAATGTCCCGGTGAATGTCACCCGCCGCGTGATACCCGCCGCCACAGTATCAAAGCTCGTAATTGTCGTCGCGCCCGAAATGACGATGTTATTCGACGCCGCCCCACCGATTGCGACACTTGAAGCGGACGCCAGCGTAACCGGGGCCGCATAATTGACAGCGCCCCCGGCGGTGATGCCCGCAAACGTCACATTCGA